CGCCCGAACGCATCCGGCCGTGGTCACCCACCGAAGCCCGGCTCACCTACCACCAACGCCTGATGGACCAACTCGCTATCGAACACCGGAGGAAAGCGGCATGAAGCAGCAACAAAACAACACCCAACCCCAGACCGCTTTGCTCCGCAGCGCTAACAGGGTTGACGCGCCTGTAAGAAACAGTCTCTGCTGCGCAGCAGCAGGCATTACTGCTCTTCCCAGCAGCACCGCCGAGGCGCTTATACCCCACGAAAAGCTGCGCGGGGCAGCGCACACTGAAGCAACGCTAATCGCTCTGGACAGTCCGCTCGCGCAGCCTGCCGAAGGGGGTAACGAAGTCTCAAAGTCAAGTATCTGTACCGTCAAGGAGCCCGTGTTTCTCACAAAAATCTTCAAGAAACCCATAAGCCCTGCTAAGTACGTGAGCAACCGGAAAAGTTTGCTCACCATTGGAAATCATGACCACCGCCGCTGGGGCGCTCAAAGCATCCCCCGCTCGCATAACCCCGCAGGTTGCAGGAAAGGTAGTGAACCAAGTGGCAGCCGGTGTAACTGCTTTATCGCTATGCCGCTCAACAGCATAGTGCTTAAAAGAGTTCGCAATTTCTCGGCACACGGTGAGGCTCGGGCACTCGTGCCTCAGAAACAACTGGAAGTTCGTCTTGGTTGGCTCGCCACCTTTCTCTCCCTCACACCAGATTTCACGCTGGGCTATGGATCCAGCGTGCCAAACCCATTCGCAGATATGGAACGCCGTGAGGGCTCCATTGATTGCGAAGTAGCTAGATGCCGAGAGTTTATCGACCGCTTCAGAGATATGACTGCGCTGCAGCTGGCCGATCTCCCAGTCCAGCTTCGCCAGCATGTCGCTGATATTTCTCACATGAAACGTATGCACAAGACCATTCCCCTTATTCCTCACTTCGGGCATTTCGCTCCAACTCAACGACACCAAGCTCGAACTGCGACTTGGCAATCGTCACGTCCATCAATGTTGCACGACAGCGGCTATCACGGGAGACAAATATGAGCCTCCCACGCTGGGTAATGATCAGTCGCGCCTCAGAACTCACAGGGTACAGCGAAGACGCCATCCGCCACAAAGTGAAGAACGGTACCTGGGCCCAAGGCCGTGTGTGGCGTAAAACGCCGGACGGCCGAATTGCAATCAACATAACGGAGTATGACAAGTGGGCCGAGAGCGCACCTCAGCAAGCGGCCTAGAAGGCGAATTGGCAAAGCATAAGGGAATTGAGATACATGGCGGAAATATACGCATCGTATTTATGTGGCGCCGTATACGTTGCCGCGAATCCCTCGGCCTTCCTCTCACCAAAGCCAACATTAAACATGCCGCCCTACTAAGGGCGGCGATTCTTCACGAGATTAAAACCAGTCACTTTGACTATGGCCGGCATTTCCCAAATTCGAAGCATGCGACCAACTACAGCAGAGTCAAAGACGAAAAACTTGGTGCGCTACTGCAGCGATACAAGCCACTTAAGGCCGTCGACATCACGCCGATGACCGAGGAGAAATACGGTTACGCGCTGGACATATGCACCACCTTGGTCGGCATTGACCGTCTCGCCGGCGTTTTGCTGCCCGAAGATATCCAGTTACTGCGGACGCTCCTGATAGCTGATCGGGCTCCATCCACCGTTAACCACTATCTTGCGACGTTCGCCGGCTTCCTGAGCTGGTGCGAAACCAACGGATATTGCCGCAAAGGATTGTCAGAAGCTTGCAATCGTTTTGCCATGCAAGGCCGGGAGCCGGATCCGCTTACCCGTGATGAATTCCAATTGCTGATCACCAAAGGGTGCCTACACCGTCAGGATTCGGCAGCAATCACATTGGCGGTGTATACGGGGATTCGACCAGGTGAACTATGCGCCCTGGCCGTAGAGGACATTGACTTAAATGGTGGGCAAATCAACATAACCCGCGCCATTACCGCCGACGGCACGTTCAAAGTTCCCAAAACAGGAAAACCTCGCTCGGTACTATTAATGCCACCAGCAGTAGAAGCTTGCCGAATTTTGATGTCGCTTGTTGCAAACCACCCTCAGCGAACTATCGAGGTGTTTCACAACAGGCACGAAAGCCGAAAGGATAAAGTCACCCCTCTGCTTTCCCCAACCACCCAGGCACGCAAGAAAATAATTAACTACTGGTATGTTCCAACAGCCTGGAATACCAAATGGGCGGCTATCCAAAAACGCTCAGGCATTCGTCCACGACGGCCTTACCAGACTCGCCACACGTACGCCTGCTGGTGCCTGACTGCTCGTGGCAACCTTGCGTTCATCGCAAAACAGATGGGCCACAAAGACTTCACGATGTTGGCGGAAGTCTATGGAAAATGGATGGACGACGAGTCTCCAACAGAGCTAAATAACATTTGGACAGCTTTAGAAAAACAACACTCTCTATGAACCATCCGTTGAAGGCTTTCGATGTTCTCAGAGTGAATAGCCGGCTAGATCATCGTCCAAAATTTGTGAAATTCTTCTTAAACAGTATCGCCGCTTCATTAGTAAAGCCTTGCGGCGACTGAGTAGATTCGCAAGATGATCCCTTTGTATTTGCACGACTGAAGGAGAGGCGCCACGCTCTGCCTCGGCAACTTTTTCACGCATATTCGAAATCACCACTTCAAGATGATCTAGAGTCTCGCTAAGGGAAGTTTTCATACGATGATAATAGCCAACACCAAATTTATCAGACGATGAGCTTTCGACATCATTTCCCTCAGACACACCCTCCAAAAGGGATTCCTCTTGTACTAATTCTCGACCAGCTGTTTCCTTATCATTCACGAAAGCATCACGAACCTCATCGACGGCCGCAGGAGGTGTATCTTGTTGAAGATAATCATTAGCAAAATTCAAAAAATTATGGGTTGTGTAAATATAAAACTCTTTCCCAGTTATCGAAGCAAACTCCTCCATCAACTCTGGCAATGGCCCTATTGTTTTACCGCCACAAACTGACCACCAGTCCTCCTTTCTTTCGCCAGTGACCAAAATAACCGAGGAGGAGGAGTCTTTGGCCTTATCCAAAACCTGCCTCCAAAAAATTAAATCGCCGTAGCGCTTATTAATTTCTTTAACAAGCGAAGACCCTTTGTGTTTATCCCGATCCTCAAATCCAGGCGGGATATTTTGGGCATATCTTCGCTCACCTTCCAACACAAGGGCATTCAAGGTTTCAGGGCTATATGCTGGACCAACTTTCCCTTCCAACAAATCAGCAAGCCGCAGTTTAACTTCATCATCAGTGATCCTCGAAGAATGTAGATCGCGCCTACTTTTTAAATCACCAAGCACACGTTCCGCAGACCTGCAAAAATCATCATATATATCCTTTGAAACGAACGGCGCTCGATTAGGTATTTCTATCTCCGACTTCAGATCTACGAGCTTGCTTATTGCCGACTCGTACAACTTAGACTGATCATGAACTATCTTCGCACGATTATCTAAAAACTCAAACATCACCTGATACGGAACCCACAACCGATCACCTAGCGACTCGATAACTTTATACAGAGCATCTCTCGTTTCATCCGAATATTTGTATAGGCCAGTCAACACATTCGTATCAAAAACAAATATACAATCAGCCCACAACTTCGACAGTCTATTGGGATCACTAGCAAAATGACTGGGAAATAAGCTCTTCATGTATCGCTCCATCAATAACATTCGGCATACAAAAATCAAAATCGCAATATGCCATCAATAGAGCCATCGTACCCCAAGGTCGAGGTGAACAGCCAACTACCAGTCATGCTACCCTCTCCCCCTAATTTTGCTCAGCAGCCAATGGGAGCTCGATAGCTCCACAAAAGCCCCATTTTTGCCCCAAACATTACCTAGACAGCTCCTAACCTACTGATGAATAAAGCAATTTCCGATTTGTCCTCCCACACCCCAATGATGCAGCAGTACTGGCGCTTGAAGAACCAGCACCCCGATCAGCTGATGTTCTACCGCATGGGCGATTTCTACGAAATCTTCTATGAGGATGCAAAGAAGGCCGCCAAGCTGCTGGACATCACCCTGACGGCGCGTGGGCAATCGGCAGGCATGGCGATTCCGATGTGTGGGATTCCTTACCACGCGCCGTCAGGG